GCATCTGATAATTGTACTGGGGTTATTTCCGCTTGTGTTTCTTTATTATCATTAAAAGCAAGAATGAATTTACCTGCGTTACTTGATCCACTAAATTTTTCAGCAATTCTTCTTTCTAATAATGTTCTTTCTTCTTGATTAGGAATACCATTATTAAAGTTAATTAGCATACTTGGGGATAATCCCTGCATAATATTATTTAAATGATAATTGGAAATTTCTTCTTCTAATTCAGCATATTGTAATCCCCCTTGATAATCCACTGGACTATAATAATAAAATCCTGCCCTATATGGTTGGATATAAAATATTTCAATTGATTCTTTACTCATCCCAAAAGCGGGTATTCTTAATGGCTCATCCGCAGGGGTTAATTTTGACCAATCTTTAAAATAATAATATGCTGGCACTTCACCATCTTTGTTCGCTTTTTCCGCCCTTAATGTTTCAACTGGAAAATGCTCTATTTTTGCAATTTTATTCCTTGATTTATTATATATAACTTGGATAGCACATTGTCCCATTAATTTAAGATCATAACACAATTTTCTAACGGTGTCCTTATGCAATAAAGTAACCATTTGTGCATATTCATTTGGTTTTCTATGGGCATCTGTTGCATTTAATCCTTTGCCATAAATTGCTTGACTTATGCCATTTATAGCGGCATTATTTGTAGGGGAGCCATTATAACGATCTATTAAATATTGGAAATAATTATTATCTTCTCCATATTCCATCCATTCCCTGTTATTAACCTCTTTGACTTCTGGACTTGTATAATTGCTTAAATTAACAAAGCTAATTTCCGACTTACTATTATTTATAAATTGTCCTAATTTGTTTCTTTTTCTTGTTTTCATATTACAATATACTCATTATCATAGGAATTATTGGTAACAAACTGATCCTTATTAATTGTGTACATATCAAAGTCATCTTGATCAATATCTTGATTTGTGCAAAATATCCTATCTTTATACACTCTGGATTCTTGATTTGAATCTACTTGCCATAGTTCGTCATACATTTCCCACAAACTTAAATTGGTGTTCCAATAATTATAATCTGCATAAATATCCAAATCATAAAATCTATCTTCTATAAAAATAGAAACATCTGAACTATCTACATAAGAATTAGTAAATGATAAATAATTTCCACTTGTTGTGGTTGTATTAACAAAATAACTAAATTCTTTATTTAAACTGGTATCACGACATTTAACATAAAATGCTCCAAGATATTCTCTTGGTATTACGGTTAAAGTTTGTGATGCTGTTGTGGTTACTATTATCATTTAATATATAACGATAAAAAAATATCAATTTGTAAAATAAAAAAACCACCCTTTGTAGAGTGGTTTCTTAAATAAATATTAATGAATAATATTAGGCGGGATCTATTTGTGTTGCATTGCCTGAGATAACTCCTGCATCCACAAAATAAGGTGCCGTTTCTTCTATGCCTTCCATAACAAGAGTAAATCCTGTTAAATCTCCAGCCGCCGCACCAGTTACAATGGTTCCTCCAGTAACCTCACAACCATTCTCATAACCACATAATAATTGATTACCATAATAATCTTCAACCACAACAACTGGTCTTGCGTGAGCAATCAGCGCAATCTCATTTTTTGTTGCATTGTCAAGATAAGGTAAAGTAATATTAAGAGTTTGAGTATAAAACGTTGTGCCGTTTTCTCTTGAACTTGTAATGGCAGTTTCTAATGAAGAATTGCCCTTAACATCCCACTGATACCAATCTGGTGATGCAGAAAACGCTGAAATTGTTTGATCAGCATCTATTGTCGCCGTTACTGGAAAATCAGCCATATAAATTGTTTTTATCCCTCCAAATCCTTTTTTGCAAGGAACTTTCCTACCGGTTGTTAATGCGCAAGCCATAATTTTTTTTGTTTTTAAAAGTTAAAAAAAAAGGGTAGGGTATTTTTTTGTCGCCAAGCTCCTAACTCTACCCCTATTTTATTTTATTATACAGTTGGATCGTAAAGTACTATTTCACTTCCGTAACCATAATTTACAGTCGCTGTAAATCTCATAATAAATCTAACATTCTGACTTCCATCTAAGTCAGCCATATCTAAGGTCTTAACAAGATTCATATCGTTCATTAGACCAGTTCCAAAATATAAGTTAGATTTTTGTGCCAACACCATTTGGTTATCATTTAATCCGTTTGCAAGGAAAATACCTACTCCGTCAAAAGATAAATCTTGACCAGAATACCACATTTGTCCTTGATCATTGATACCATTAGCACCAACACCAATTGAATAACCACCAAGTGCTCTCACATATGCTTTTGCTACGTTTTGAGAAACATATAATTTTAAATCCTCTTTTCCGTAAAGCGCAGAAGGACAAGCGTCTACAACTTTTGACATTTCAGCAACCACGTTTGAGTGTGTTACAGTTGTTCCCGATATATCAGAAACATCTGAATCTGCTTTTGCCAAAGTTACTAAACCATCAAATTCCCCTGCTGTTCCGTCAGTACCGTTCCAAATATTTTGTTCGGTTTTTTGTGCAACTTCTGCCGCAACGTGAGAAATTAGAAAATCTGAAAATTTAGGAGGCATTTTTTCAAACGCAGAATATCCCATTTGAACTGCTTCCCAATCTGATACAAAAGGAGTTTTACATAATTCCAAATTTATTTGAAATTCTTCTGGTTGTAGGATTCTTTCAGTTAAAGTAACATCACCTGCATTAGTGAAATCACAAGAACCATTAGCAATAAGACTTGCTGTAGCAACCTTTTTAATAACTTCTTTGTATTTAATATTAGGTTTCACTTCTATACCGCCTTTTGCGATAGTGTTACCTGATAATAGAGCAGCAGCAATATACTTTCCAGCAAATTCTCCTGCATACGTTGATGTAATAGATAAAGCCATTTTTATTTATTGTTTAAATTGTTAATTATTTATTCTTTCAAGAACTACGTCTAAAACAGATTTAGTTCTATTTTTTGCAAATTGAAATTTGTTTTCCTTTTTAAAATTACCTTCTGGGCTGTGTTTTATAGGATCAACCGCAGGTTCAGATAATTCTTCTTTATTTTCAACTTCTGCAAGTTTTTCTTCAATTTTTTCTTCTGAAGATTCAAATTCTTCCTTAACGGTTCTTGATTTTACACGATTTGAGCTTTCAGCTTCAACTTCTTTTTCAGATCGTGGTTGTTTATCACCTTTAAGATCAGCAATTGCATCTTCTAAGTTAGCGATTCTTTCTTCCATACCTTTCCAATCATCTACGGTAACATAACGACTTGGATCATCTTCTTCCATATCTTCTGTTTCCGCCGAATCATCTTCTTTGGCTGGAACGTCATCACTAACGTCCCTTACGTCAGCTATTATTCCTTCTTCTTCAACAACTATAAGTTGTCCATCTTCAAGAATATATTCGCCGACTGGCATAGCAACCTTTTCATCGTCTGTTTTGATGAAAATTTCTTTGCCTTTTTCAAATGAATCCGCCTCTACGACAGTTCCATTTTCTAATTTCCTTTCTTCAAGTTTTACTTGAATGTCAAGGAGTGTACGAATTTTATTTATCATTTCACTTGATTTCATAATTATTAGTATAACGAGGTTAAAAAAAATTTTTGCATTTTTAAGATGCAATTCTATTTATTACTCCAATGCCTTGCGCCCATAATGAGCCGTCGCAACATTCTCTGGAATAAGTGTTTTTATCTTTACATAAACAACCCCTACTACTTCCTTTAGGACTTGTTCTACTTGGAATAAACGATTTATTTTTTTTCATTTATTCTTTTATAATATTTTTTATTGCATTTAAAAGCTCTTGTGCTTTTTGTTCTTCTTTATTTTTGTTTTGCATTTTATCAACGAAATATCCTTCAATAGAAAATCCTTTTACTTTTCCATTTTTTACATATTCATCCCAAACATCTTGGTTATTTACCTTTACAGCACCCATCCAAGTTCCTACTGGAACATTTAAACCATATTTTCGTGATTTGTCATATTTTTCATCTTCAACTATCCAACTTTCAACAAGGGTTAATCCGTGTAATTTATGTTGGTGTTCTAATGTTGTTTGATTTTGAAAACCATTTTTAAGATACAATTGACTTGCTTTTGCAACGGTGTCTTTAGAAAAATAAATATAATATTCTTCTTCACCATTTGTTCTATAAATTGGTTTGTTAGGAACAAGCAATGCTCCCATTAATATTTTTTTATCTTTATTTATTTCAGCTAATTTAATTTCATCTGATTTTAAAGCTAAAAAATTTTCCTCTATTGCAGGATTTTCTACAATAGATATAGCATCAATACCCATAATGTCTTGTGCTTCATCTAATATTAATTCTATAATTTTCATAATAGTATAACGATTGTAATTAAAAATTTTGCATTTATCCAATAGATGCTCCCTCAACAATATTTCTTTCCAAACTTTGTGCTGTTGTAACATTGTCACTTACAACAAATGCTTGGATTGGTTGTTGTTGTTGTCCGCCTATTGCTTGTGCCAATTGATTTATTCCTCCACCGCCTACACCTTGGGCATCTGGCACTATTGGTTCTATAGTTGGCGCTGTTGCTTGAATACTTGGCGTTTCTATAGCGGGAATAGATCCCCCAGAAGTCCCTGCTTTTGCCGCCGCACTTTTAGTTGCCTTGACGGCGCTTTTAACGGCTGAAATTATTCCTACAGCAGTTGCCGCAAAACTTAAAATAAATGGAATATTAAATGGTGGTGGAGCAGCCGCCGCCGCTTTACTTGCCCCTTTTGCCACTTCTGTCCCAGATTCCTCCGCATTTACAGTAGCGTTTGTAACCGCCTTTTTTGCGTTTTGTATCTGTTCTTTGGCATCTAATATCATTTTTTTTGCCAATAATACTTGTTTTACCAACAACAATGCTTTACCTACTTTACTTTCCTCTCCTGCTAACATTACTGCGGTGTCAAAGGTTTTTTCCCTGTCAGCCCTTTTTTGTGCTTCAATTTGTGCTTCTTTGTCTGCAACAGCTTTTGCATCTGCTAATTTTTTGTCAGCTTCTTCTTTTGCCTTCGCATCGTCTATTGCTTTGTGTTCGGCTTCTTTGGCAAGTCGTGCTTCTCTTTGAGATATTTCCAACTCATCAAATGCCAAATTATTATCTTTTGCTTTTTGGATTAATTTTTCATAGTGTTCATCTATTTTAATTAATTCTAATTCCCTTTTTTCCGCTTCGGTTGTCATTGTAGCATCTCTGATCTCCTTTTGAACAGTTGCTAATTCTCTTTCCTTTGCTTTAGATTCATTGATCAATCTATTTCTTTCCGCTTTTTCCTCTCTTAATGAGGTGGTAATTTCAGCAGTTAATGCCTTTTGCTTACGAAGTCTTGCCGTTTCTAATTCTATTAATTTTGCTTGCAAGGCTGCTTCCTCATCTAAATCTTCTTTTGTAGATGCCGCTAAAGAATTTTCTGTTTTTTTCGCTTCAAATCTTAACCTCGCTGCTTCAATTTCTTTTTTTGTTATTTCTTCCTCTATTGCTCCTGCTTCTTTCATTGCTTTTATTCTATCTGCGGCTGAAACATTTTCTTTATCTGCGGCAATTTCTCTCAAAGCGGCAACTTTCCTATTTGCTTCTGCTCTTTCAAGAAGTAATTTTCTTTCCATTTTATCAGCGTCTGCTCTTTTATCTGCTAATTCACCTGCAATTTTAATTTCCTTTCTTGTTTCCTCACCAAAATTTTTAATACCTAAAGTTGCAAGGTCTAAAGATTCTTTTGCCTCTTTAAATTTTCCAGTAAATACATTCATAATAGCATTACCGAAATTGCCTAAAATATCTGTAACATTACCAATTACTGTGGTTATTTGTGTAAAAAATCTTCTAAATTTATTTTGACCTTCTTCTGAATTAGTTAGCGCTGTTGTTACTGCG